TGAATCCCCTCTTATTGCAGAAGACTCTGGATCCCCTAGTGGCAAAGTTGTCATTCGTCGTGGCTTTGTATATGATTGGGCTGATCATGAACTCGGCCTTTGTGGGATGCCAGTAATTGCTCAGAAAGATAAAGGCTGGGCTATTTGTGGCATCCATAGTGCTGGAGATTGTGGGGGCTCTCCTAAATCTTATGGAGAGTATATTGTCTCGAAGAACTGGAACGTAGTCTCAATAACTTGAACAACAAGTTACCATTTATGAAAACCAATAGCTCTCAAGAGTATTTGCCTGTTGGTGATGAAGATCCCATCGGAAAAAGTGCATTAAACTTTATTGATTTACGTGGAATGACGTATATCGGGAAAGATCCTGGAGCCGTGATGGCAAATGACGTAAGTTCATTGCGTCGTTCGATCTTTTCCTTTCCTTTTGATAATTATATCAAAATGAGAGATGCGTTTGCTAATGTAGGATTAGTCAAGACTAAGAGTTATAATAAGCCTCTCATGAAAGCAAAATTTCATAATGATACTTGGATTTCTCCTGTCAATAATGCTTTGACTGCAATGTCCGTATCAAAGAAAGGATTAGATAAAGTCGTTTTGCGCAAGATTATCGGAGAATTAAGAGCTCGTTTTGTTACTAAACTATCTGAAGTCGGAGTCACTTCTTTGAGCCCGTTGACTCTGGAAGCAGCAGTAAACGGAAAATCTGATGATTGGCTTACGAGACGGATAGCTGCTAATAAGGCCGGGGGTTTTGGATTTCCTGGCAAGAAAGGGAAGTATTTACCGATTGTGGAAGAGACTGAGATTAATGTCGTTAGGGAACCTATTCCTGAGTTGAAAAAACGCATTTTGGATATTTATGAGACTTATCTAAAAGGTGAACAAATGCATTTTACTTTTACCGGATCACTCAAAGATGAACCGCGTGAAGCATCTAAAGTTGAGGCTGGTAAAACAAGAATGTTTTTTGTTGGGCCGACAGATAATCTCATAGTAGCGAAACAATTTCTTAGTCCCTTTTATACATTAATGATTGAGCATTCAGATATATTTTGCACTGCAATTGGTATTGATGCCCCTCGTGAGGGGAAACGAATAGTCGATTACCTGAAAAATTTTTCAGAACTCATTATGGAGTGGGATTT